GATAAATAGTTAGTTGTAGTATCTCCATTCAATCCACCTGTTAAAGTGCCTACTACTGTATCAGCTTGTACAATAAAACAGTAATATTTTTTACCTGTTCTTGCTGTTGTATTATCTATATACTCGCAGCCACCATTAGCTGTTAATCTTAATGCGTTTGCCATGTCTTTTATTTTTTAAAGTACCATTATTTAATTTCTTTGTAACCGTATTGAATTATGTTTTGTGGATTGTTTAAATCATAAGCATAAAACTCAATTGTATATAAATTACCACTTATATAATAATAGATATTATATTTTCCGCTATCTTCTAATTTTATTTGATATTCGAACATTATGATATAAATAAATTTGTATTAATAAATATATTAACAGGATTAGTTACCCATGCAGGTGTTAACCATACCATCTCAATAGCATCGCCTTCAGTAACACTAATATTAAGACCTGTTATTAATGTGCTTATATAAGTTGCATTAAATTTTAAAGTATTAGTAATAACAGTATCAGTAATTGAACCATTTATACCACCACTCCTAACTCTAACAGATAATGTGCTATTTTCTGTAGTTGATAGTGTTGTATTAATAACAGTTAAAATTCCAACCTGTTTTATAGTTCCTGTTTTTGTAATTATAATAGAATTATCTTTTGATGTTACACTTGGTGTTCTTGCTGAACCAAAATAATAAGTTGTACTATCAGCAGGTGAGAAAGCATTTGTTGTGCTTGACAATGTGATGTTATAACCTTTATTATTTAAGTCAGTTTGATTAGCTGGCGTATAACCTAAAACAGTTGCAATGCTTTTATTCTCATATCTTGTTGTTCCTGAACTCCAAAATATACCATCATTATTTGTTGGTGTAGGTAAATAACAATCATGAAGCTCACCGATTTCATAACCATTATCAACCTTAATGTAAATTTTGCCTTGATTAGCATGAGCATAAACAACATAACCTAAACGCACTCCATGATCTGGAGCTGTTGGTTTTACTTTCGTAATTGCACCTGGAGTTGTAGCACTTAGAAATAAAGCATCCCCATCTGCCCATGTTTCACCTTGTAAACTTCCTGTTGTATTTAGACCTGATAAGTCACCAACTACAACTATCTTACCCTCTTGGTTATTGTTTATATTCTCAAACACAACACCAATAGTATCTGCACTATTTGTATCACTATCTGCTAAGGCATAATCAACTGCTAATCTTTGACCTTGTGCGTCAATAACCTTTACAACCTTATAACCAGATGCAAGTAAATTGTCTGCTGTTTTGTTTACTACTGTTAAATATAAATGCTCAGGATAACCTGCGCCACCTTCAGGAACGTAATCTAACTGTGTCCATGTTTGAACTCCATCTCCTATTTTAAAACGCTGCTGGTCTGTTCCACTATAAAAAACATCACTTGTGAAAGCAACTTCACCAGCTGCTAATATCGGATTATTAGTAGCCCAATTTGCTGCTGTATCTCTTCTTAATTGTATCTTTGCTGTTAATGTACTCATGCCTGAACTATTTGATTTGTGTAAACTGTTGAACTTGAACCTCCATCTATTGTACTAACTACCAAAACTTGATAAGTTTCACCACCTTTTAAAGTAGTTATTGTATTTCCGTTTTGATCTATTATAGTTACCAAATTTGAAGTGCCTACATTAGTAATAGTAGAATCAAAAGGTATTTGGCAAGTATCATATTTAAAAGGCTGTTTTAACTGAACATCAAAATAATATCCTGCATCTTCATCATCAAATCGTGGCTCACTAAAAGGATTTAAAGTTATGTTATCAGTAATTAATTTCCAACCATAAATAGTAGAGTTTAATTGTGAAATAATATCTAAACATATTTGTTGAATATCACTAAACAACTCTAATTCGTTTGTCTTTCCTTTTATTAACCTATCCATTATGTATATTCTCAATACATAAACATAGGCATTGCCTTGAACTTGTGGAGCTTCATAATCAACCCACATTGCCGGGTAATTTGTAATCCCACTTGTTGCAAATTCTACTACACTTCCATTACCAAATGAATTTATTTGATAGTGTGCGTTTGCAATGTTATTTAGGTTCTTTATTGTTTGGTTTAATGTTATCATTCAAATATTGTTTCAATATTTCAATTTTATTGAATAGCTTATAACCGCTTTTTTTTTGCTTAGTAGCGTTTTCTTTTTTCAAATTTTTCTTCATAACTAATATATCTTTTGTTACGACCTAAGAAAATTCCATTATCATATGCGTAAAGTTGAGGTACAATAGTATCAAAGCCACTGCCAGGATTATCGTATAATGGATAGTCACTTGAATTTTCTAACAAATATTCAATCAATCTATTTGTATGATATTGTGCTTTGTCAGTAACTAAATTCATGAACTGATTTAATTCAGAATAATCAACTCCCGTACTGTTATCACTATTTTTCCTTACTATATTCTTATTAGTAACCTTATAAGTTAAGAATGGCGCAGCTTCAACCATTGTCCACCACTTTAAAGCTGGGATTATATAATCATCTAATAAAGTAGTATTTAAAGCTGTTAAACTTCCGCTTTGTACTTGACTTATAATCTCATTGTAAAGCCCTGAACCAATATAGTTACGGATATGTATTTTTTGAGCTTCTTCAATTGAAATACGGATATATTTTTCATCTACATTAGGATCTACAAATGTATAGTCCTTAATGTATGTTGCTGTTAAAAGTAATACTGTTGCCATTATTTTTTAGTTTTTACAACGTTAGCTTGCCAAATATGTCTGCAAAATGGTGTTCGTGCTTCACCCCCTTTACGAGTCCACCAACCACCTCTAAAATTCCAAACATCCCACCCTACTATCTTACTAATTTGTTCTATTTGCGCTCTCGAATACATTTTGTTTGCATCCAAAAGTTTAACACAAAATTCTCTGCTATTTCTTTTGTTTGGTTTTACACCTGGTCTCCATTCGTATGAGTACATAATTTTAAAATCTTCAAACTCATTGCCTATTTTATTAGCTTGTCTAATTGCCGAAGATTTTGGAACACGAATAACTTTTTTCTCACCACCACTTACTTTCTCTTTTACGCTTATTTGCTCTTCATCTATTAAACTTTGTATTAAGTCGGATACTCTATCCTCTTTAATTCTTAAAGTGTCTGCAATTGTCTTATTTTCCATTAATGGATCTTTATCTAACAATGCCACTATATCTCTTTTTAAACTATTGCTTAGAGGTGAAATTTCAGCAAATTCAAATTTGCCATCTTCATTCATAAACTTTTGCTCATAAAATTCAAAAGCATCTTTATCTTCACCAAACATTTTAAAGATTTCAATTATCTCATCAATTTCAGAAACACTTTTAAATGAATGTTCGCAGCAAGTATCTTCAAGTTCAGGCTCACAGAATCTATGAATAGCACTTGAAACAATTGGCTTAACCTCTTCTTCTATTGGAGGTAATCCGTACATTTCACGTACTTCATTTTTTGTCATTACCTTTATTTTTTCTTCAATTGGTAACTGCTCTTCAATAGGATCTAACTCTTTTAAGTAAATACGATTTCCAAACCCTTTTAACTTTAATAAGTAGTTAAAATCCTTTTCAATTTCTCTTTGATTAGGAACTATATAAGTTGATTTGTAAAGTTCGTAAGAATCATTTATCTGGTCTTTATTTCCTAATTCACCAGGCGTTTTAATTCCTACTAACATAGGATTTGGAATGTGATGCCCAATTATTAATTCTTGAATAACTTGGTCGTTCAATTCAGTCAATTGAGCATCTACATTTTGAGGTGTTAAATGTTCAATGGTTGGAGCTGTTTCTCTGTTACCACTAAAAGATATTAGTAAACTATTAGCCCTATCTGTTCCAGTGAATTTCTCTTTTAAACGTGCTTCAATTTCTTCTTTCTCTTCTTCGGTTGGTCTGCCATTAGAAAAATTTAAAATCGTGCCTGCATTAAAACCACTTTTTATAGCATTTAATCTGTAATTAGAAAGCTCAACATCAACCTCTGCATAAACAGCCGAAGCTACATAGTCAGGTAATGGATAAGCATCTAAATCTGGTCTGTATTCTTTACTTACAAAGATTTGTCTGCCATTTGGTTTTTCGGGATCAAATAAAGGAATATACTCAAGGTCTGTATCTTCAGGTGTTTGTTTTTGTTTGCTCCAATCTTTTGAATACCAATAACCTTCAGCATCTTTTGCTTTTCTTAGATTGTTGTAAGGGAAGTGTAATATTTCAAAGTTGTTTCCTGCTTTATTCCAAATAACTTCTAAATAATATCCACCGAATAACTTTTTATCTAATACACATTTTTTAACTATATCTTTTAAAGTATCAAAATTAGTATTCTCTTTATTTAAAAAGTCATTTGCTCTCGCTATATCTTCAATTGATAAACTATCGCTATCAAACCCAACACCAGCGCCACAAATGTAAAGTACCTTACCGTTAATAAAAGCGTTATGCTTAGAAGAACGATTGTACAAATAAAGCAAATAAGCTGGGTAATTATTGTAATAGCCATCTCTTTCAGCTCCATAAATAATCCACTCTTTTGATTTCTCTTCTTTAAATACAGGTGTTTTATGTGCCTGCAGTTTTAAGTTAATTACATCGTATATATTATTCTCCATAAGTTATAATCGTTTTACTTTGATTATCGTATTCTCTATAAATAGGTAAGTTACTTTCAACTTTTACCATTCCAATTTCTAAAAGTCCAGTTGCGTTACTAATATCTAAATTACTTGAACTTGTTTGCTCATAAATAGCATATTCATAAAATCCTGTTTCCGGTAAAGATACAACACCACTTGTTAAATTAACCGTTCCTGTTGTTTCAGTTATCAAAAACTTATTGTACCGAGTAGGAAAGCCACTAACATCACTTGCAATAAAATTAACTGAACTCATTAATACTTGATGTTTAAATGAAAACAAGTAGTAAGGATTTGTCAAAGTAACTTTTTCACTTAACGTAAATATTAAAAAGTTGTTTTGCCCTTTGTTTATTATTTGCATATTTTATAAAGTACCTAAATTTATAACTATTGTAAAAACAAAAGGGCTACAATTTTGCAGCCCTAATGAAATCAAAATAAACGAACAGGAAATTATATGATGCCAGAAATTACACCTGAATTTACTTTGTTAGCTGGCAATGGTTCTTTACCTGTTAAAGTTAATGAGTAGCCATTTTTGTCACCCATTGCTTTTCCAGTTGAACTTGTACCTGCTGTTAAGTGCATCGCTCTTGTTTCACCTGCTAAATGATAAACATCATCAGCATCCTGAACAATAACCATTAATCTGTTTTGAGTAAGTAAACGAACAATGTTTCTGTTTTTAGCAGTCATTTTATAAACGCTAAAAGTTAATGTTTGTTCGTAAAAAGTTGTTCCGTTTTCAATTGATACAGTTGCATTTTCATCAAATTGTGCATCTTCCAATTCAACTTCAACAGTCCAGAACTTTTTGCCTGCTGCCATTGTAATTGCACTAACTTGACCAGATGAACTTGTAATTGAAGAAACGTTTGCAAACTCTGTTAAATAAAGTTTCTTAATACCGCCGGCACCTTGCCTACAGTCTAATGATATTCCCTCTATGAGTGTACATGCCATGGTTTATAAAATTTTAAAAGGGAGCTTTTACACTCCCTTGATTAATATTAAGCGTTTGTATATTGTACTACATGGTCAATGAACTTAACTGCACAGCCAGCTCTGAAAGCTCCAAAAACCTTGTAAACACGGTCATCTTGAGAATACCATGCTTCAATGCTATCAGTATCAGATTGTAAATCTGTTCCGTATACTAAGTTACTTGCATAAGTAGCAATGATACGATTACGTACTGCTGTAGGAACAGAACCCGTATCAACTGCTGCATCACTTAAACCTGGTACACCAATAACCTTCATGTTAGTACCTGGATACATTAATTCCCAATTATTCCAAACACCATCGGTGTTGTATTGTGAACCATAGATTCCGTAAGTTGAAGTAATCTTAGCTGCTAATGTTCTAAAAGTATCTAATCCACAGAAAGCAACAATTGGCTCATTAACTAATGCTGCTGCTGGTACTTTTGAATAAACATCATCAAATATAGTCAACACGTTAGTTGAGTTCAATGTTGAAGGTGTTGCTGCTACTGCTGTACCTGCTGTATCAATTGTAGCTAACCAACCATTCAATTGTTTTAATACTGTTGAATTGGTATAAGTCGTTTTGCCAGCCCATATCATATTTTCAACGTTACGTGCTACTTGAGCAATTTTTCTGTCGATAATGTTTTGTGCAATTGACATAGAATCTACGTTAGCCCCTGCTGGTAAATACTTTTGTGTAAAGTAAGCGTTCAAGTCATTTAAACAAAATTGCTCTGCAAACTGAATACCTACAGTTGCGATTTCAACTTGATTAATTGTTGTAGTACCTGAAGATGTAAAAGAACAAGCAGCTGATTGAAATGGAACTGTTGATTCTAATACTGGGATTTTTGCAGAAGATTTGATTCCTGTACGGATGTCAACTCCTAACCCTAATGTTTTAGCGCCTAAAATCGCTTTGCTGATTAAGTCCGCTTTATTTTCTTCAATATAAGCGGTCATTGTGCCTAATGAAAATGCCATGATGTTTTGTTTTTAGTTTTTGTTTTAATTATTATTTGAATACTTGTTTTCTAAATTCTTCTAATGAAGTCGTTGTGTTTACTTTTTTAAAGTTTTCTTTTGAAGTTGATTTTGGCTCTACACTTGGAGCGTCTGCAACCTTTTCAATTAAAGAGAATAACTTTTTGTTTAAATCGTTTTGTGCTATGATTTGAGCGTTTGCAGATTCTAAAGCTGTATTAGAAATACCTAATGCAGCTTCTAATTTTGAAAGTCTTTCGTTTAATTCGTTAAACTTAGCTTCAAATTCTTGATTACTGCTCATTTCTTCCATTACTGGCTCTTCTTCCATAACTTCAGGTTCTAAGCCTTTTACAACCCCGTTTTCAACGTAAACTTTCATTGGTTGCTCATTTACCATGATAACCATTTCAGTTACTTCAACAGGTACATCCATAACTCCATCTGGTGTTATTACTTGTAACTTTGAACCTACTTGGATTTCTTCGCTATCAGTTCTAATGATAGTACCATCCGCTGCTTTGTAGTCAGCAAATTTTAAATCTTTGATTTCGTCTTGAAAAATATCTTTGAACAAATCTTTCATATCTGAAAACACCTCTTTAAATGTTTGTTTTTTATTTTCCATTGCTCTTTTTTTTATAAAGTACATTAAATTTATTTAGTTGCAATCTCAGCCACTTTTTTTCTTAAATTGTGTATCCTATCAGCTAAGGATTCGATAACGTTAACAGGCGCATCTTTTAGCTTTCTTTGAGCAAATGC